GTCAAAAGAGTTGTACAATCTCAACTATGACCTCGCCTTCGGTAAGATAACTCAAGAAGAATACAACGAACTTCGGGAGGAACTAGGGGAATGATATGGGATACAGAAACTGAAGACGTTCAGTTAGAGCGAAGAAACTGTCAAACTATTTTTGAACAGGACATGCTTGAGTATGGTCGCCATAAGTATTGGAAAGAATACGAGCGAGCACCAGACGAAGGTATTCCTGAGCAATGTCTTATTGATTCCTCTGTTAAAGAGTTAGAGTCTAAGTATCAGGAATGGATTGATACTATATGTAATTCTCCTCGCTCCCCCCAATGGGTTTATCCCTTGTTGGAATTAGGCGCAAGAAAGATGGCTGATATTACCATCCGAGCTGTTATCCGACATTGGATGTCCCCAAACTTCTGGGGTAAGGAAGAATGGAAAGAGGGGCATCGCCCACCTCTAGCACAGAAGATTGCTTTACAAATATCTTCTGATGCCGCTGATATTATATCTTTTCAGCGAGCTAAAGACGCGCATTATTTAGACTGGAAGAAACAATCTAAGTTTATAAAGAACTGGACACCCAAAAGATGTCTTGCTTTTACAAAGAAGATGCAGAAGAATATAAAGATGACAACCAAGCAACGGCATAGTTTTGGACATCATATGATAGAGATAGCAGCCAGCTCCAACATCATTGTGATAAACCAGAAGAAGATAAAGATAAAGAAGGGGTTCAGGACGTATTCCTTCGTTGAGTTCCATGAAGATGTCTTAAGAGAGCTTCATGAACGGCACGATCTACTTCAAAACTCTGTACTAGTTTATCGACCAATGATTACTCCCCCAATAGATCACACTTTGACTTCAAGTGGGGGGTATATTCATACTAATTTAAGAAAACCTCTAGTACAAAGATATAGATCTAATTTCTTTGGCGATGAACCAAAGCAACAAAGGTTTTCAGAACCCTCTCAGCTAGTACTTGATGGTCTAAATGCTATGATGAGAACAGAATGGGCTGTGAACTCAGAGGTTCTTGAAGTTATGGAAACTATGTTTAAGAACAATAGCGGCCTAGCAAACCTGCCTATATATTCCTTCACTAACTTTATTTTCAGTGAACCTTATCCTAAAGAGGGTACCAAAGAAGAACAATCGAAATGGCTAAGGGCAAAGGAAGAAAGCTGGGGTGATTGGTATAAAGAGGAACAAGCTAGAGGACGAATGCTGGTTCGCCTTCAGCTAGCCAAGGATCTAGAGGTGTGGGATTATTTTTATCACGTCTTTACTTTGGACTTTAGAGGACGCGCTTATACTACATGTGAGCTGCTGTCTCCCCAATCCTCTGACTCTGACCGTGGACTGATACGCCTTGGTAATAGACGCAAGCTTACACCCGATGGTGAGTATTGGCGGAAGATAAATATTGCAAATCTTTTTGATAAAGATAAGTTACCCTTTGATCAGAGGGTAAAATGGGCAGAAGATAATTGGGATATGTTTTTCGAGATTGCCAAAGATCCTTATAATAACAAAGTTTGGGTAGACGATGCAAAGAAAAAGAACAAATCTTGGCAAAGACTTTCGGCCATCTTTGATATAGCAAAGAACGATGGGTGTTCTGATATACCTGTTCAAGTTGATGGTAAGTGCAATGGAAATCAACACTGGTCAGCAATTATGGGTGATAAACCCATTGCTCATCTAACTGGGGTGTTACCTTCGGATGTACCACAAGACTTATATCAATATGTTGCTGATGAAACAACAGAATACTGTGAATTAAAAGCAAACGAAAACCCTTGGCTATCTACATTTATGGAGCACTGGAACGAGGGTATTGATAGGAAAGTAACCAAGCGGAGTACCATGTGTGAAGCCTATGGGCTGACCTTCTATGGGATACAAAGATATCTACAAACAGAAGGACACTTGGATTGGGTACCTAAAGAGAAGCGAACCGCAGCGATAGTTGAAATGGCTAGGGCTATAAAGGCATCGTTGGATAGGACGCTAATTAATTCTAATAGAGGTAAGACTTATCTTAAAGATGTCGCAAATATTAGTAGCGATAATGATAAACACCTGAGCTGGATAACACCTAGTGGTTTTAAAGTAGTACATTATTACACCCGAAGACAGTCCAGAAGATCTACCGCCAAACTTTTTAACAACAAAGAACTACACTTTTTTGTTAAGACCGCTACACCCTGTCCACGAACAGCGAGACAGGCTATAGCACCTAATTATATTCATTCTTTAGATGCTTCACATATGTTCTTAACTATCCACAAGCTAGTTACCTTAGGGATAGAAGATTACTGCATGATACATGATTCATTTGGTTGTCATGCTAATAATATACCGCTTTTAATGAAGACATTGCGAGAAGAGTTCAAAGAAATGCATAGAACAAATCTTTTATTAAATTTTAAACACGATGCAGAGCAACATATTGGTATAATTCTCCCAGATGTTCCCGAGAGAGGGGACTTAGAGATCGAGGGGGTGTTAGACTCTCAGTATTTCTTTGCTTAAAGGAGAAGACCATGACAAGAGCTAGTTATGTGATATTGAGTGAGGGTGACATGGAATACACGATAGATTACCTAACAAAATTAGCGTTGGAACCCGGAGATAATAAACACGCGAACATTATCTTCCCAAGCGATGGGCTTATGTGTATTTTTATGAATAATTTATTCCAAAGCTTCGTAGTAAATAGCGTACCGCAAGAAAATAACCTTGATCTCATATTAAACATCCCAGACGAACAGGAGAATTAAATGACAAGGGTTTTAGTAATAGGTGATCTACACCTACCGGCAGAACGGGATGATTATCTTGATTTCTGTCGAGACATAAAGAAAAAGTACAGAACAAATGCTACTGTGTTTATTGGAGATGTAATCGACCATCATGCTATTTCTTTTCACAACAAGCACCCCGAAGCAGAGGCTGCTCAACAAGAGTATGGTTCTGTTATGGAATCTCTAAAAAATTGGAGAAAAATTTTCAGGGATGCTAGTGTATGTATTGGGAATCATGATGAGAGAGTCCATAGACTAGCTGCCGCATCAGGCATCCCTTCTATGTATCTTAAAGACTATAAAACAGTATACGGCACTCCAAATTGGGAGTGGGACTACGAATTTATAATCGATGGAGTATACTATACTCACGGAACAGGATCTTCTGGTATGACACCGGCTCTCAACATAGCAAAGTCTATGGGAAATAGTGTGGTATCAGGCCATGTTCATTCGGTGGGGGGTATTAATTATACCTGTGGTCCGAAAGAGAATAAAATATTTGGTTTTAATGTACCAAATGGAGTTGACAGAGATCACAAACTAATGTATTATGGCCGCAACTTCTTAAGAAAACCAGTCAACGGGGCTGGTGTAGTAATAGATGGAAAACCTTATATGGAGGTAATGAATTGAGTACAGAAACAGAGATGAAGACCGAGAATACTGAGGCTGAAGAGCCAATGTATTGTAAGGTCGATGATATTAAGGCATTTATGGAGCAGGTAGTTATTGCCTTGCTCTCAGTCGTAAACGGAATTAATAGCTCTATGGAAGAGCTATCCAATAGGAGTGAAAATAGTGATGACAACGAAGATTAGTCCTTTTACCACGCACACGATGGACGTTGTGTGGTCCCATCTCCATGCCCATGACACCAAGTTTGGTGAAGATTCTGCTAACCACAGTATCACTGTCCTTGTTGACAAGGAGCTTCAGAAGAAGCTTGACGAGGTAGTTAAGGAAACTGGAGCAACTAAGATTAATGGAATGCGAGTTGATGATGAGGGTCGTACTCTTCTGAAAGCCAAGTCTAAGACTATGGTTAAGAAGGGTATCAAAGTATTTCCTTGTCGTGATGCCGCAGCAGAACGTACAGAAGCAGTCCCCTTTGGAGGTGACAAGGTTCGGCTTCGCCTTGCCCCTGCTGTCCTTACCCGTGATGGTAGCTTAAGTGTTTACCTGAATGGTGTACAAATCATCGAGAAGAACTCCGGTGGTTTGGGTGACAACGGTGGGTTTGAAGCTACTTCTGGTTTCGATGGGGCAAATTTCAAAGCACCTGAATCAACGTCTTCGGACAGTGATCAGGACGATGATCTCCCCTTCTGATGCCTGAGTGGGTTTTCCCAATCAGTCCCGTCGCAGCAAGTAGGCCCCGTGTCTCACGGCACGGGGCTTACTTTGCTGGCCCTTATAAGGTCTTCAGGAATGAGTGTATTGATATTATAGACTTCGTTCTTGGTCCAGACTTCCAGCCCTATGAGCAGCCCCTTAAGGTTGATGTCGAGTTGTTTATCCGTAGGCCTAAGACTACTAAATTAGTTATGCCTAAAGCCGACATTGATAACTTTCTCAAGGCTGTGTTAGATTCTTTGAACAAGAAACTTTGGATTGATGATAATATTATTCAATCAATATATGCCACTAAGCAATGGGCTGAGGTAGGAGAAGAGGGTTACTTTACGGTTGGAGTAGACTTGCTCCGGTAGCTCAGCTGGATAGAGCAACGGTCTTCTAAACCGTAGGTCGCAGGTTCAAGTCCTGCCCGGAGTGTATGACTCTGCCGAGTACAAAGCCTTCTGAAAACGACAGGTACGGTAGTACGGGAAAGCCCGTCAGACACGGTGGCTTGTGTCCAGAGTCAATCCGGCTCCGTAGCCCAATGGCAGAGGCAGTGGACTTAAAATCCATACAGTCTGGGTTCGAGTCCCAGCGGAGCTATTGGGCTGGTAGCTCAGTGGTTAGAGCACTCGACTCATAATCGATTTGTCGTCAGTTCAAATCTGACCCAGCCTATTAAGGAGAAGAACATGTATATTAAGGAGTTACCATGAAAAGATTTGACCCCGAAGAACTACCATGGTATGATGATGCATACTTTGATGGTATTGATATCATTATCGACCAAGAAATTCTTGATGCTTGGGAAGATGAGGATGAGGATGCCATCTAGTATATACTTTATTGAGAAGACTATTGAGTGGTGTCGTGGCCTCTTCTTAATCAACAGTGAGTATGTCATTGATTATAAGAGAATTGAACTAGAAGATTGTTGGGGTGTCACAGAAATGTTAAACGACACTTCATTTATGATCTCTATCCATCCAAACATGTGCGTACGCGATACAATAGCCACTGTTATTCACGAGATGCTGCATGTTAAACAGTGGGTTCATGCAGCAAAGAGAGATTCTTGGGACGACGGCGAGCAGGAGAGTGAAAGCCTGCAATATAAACTAACAGATCTTATGTGGAGTCTTGGTCTAATCTAAATAAAGGATAAAACTGATGGGTAGATTAAAATCATTCATGTTACTTGAAGGTGGCGAGGCAATTATGTGGGAGCGACACGGTGAGGTCTATGAAGGACAAGTAGAATACCTCCAGTCCGATACCCACTCAATGACCGGGGAATCTTATGTCGTTTCTCGGCAAGATGGCGAGGTGTATAAGGAATATACCGTATACCCCTCAGAAATACGTTTCGATAAGATGATACAGGCCAGAAATATTAAGAGTCGGCTTGATACACTTATAAGAGGAGAAGATTTAGATGATTAAATTACTAGCACTCGCGTTGGCAACGTGTATAATGGTAGGATGCAGTGCCACCAGCATCATACCGGGTATGTCTTCGATGCCAGACGGAGCAGTGACTGCCGTCTCGGGATCAAGTGCATGCTCACCCATGCTCGGGTGGATCGGGGGCCTATGTCTCATAGGAGGCATGGTCCTACTCGTAATTTCCAGAGGAACTATGGGATGGAGGCCTCTGATTGGTGGTATAATTTTTATAGCCATTAACTGGGCACTTGCCTTGTATGGTGGTTGGTTCTTCCTGCCTGTTGCTATCTGTACTGGTGCAATCAGTCTAGCATGGACAGGAAAGATTGTTTGGAAGATCGTCAACGATGACGAGATTAAACTTAAGGAGATGAAGCTATGATGGAATGGATTAATAGCACGCTTGGTATTATCTTTTATTCTGTGGCAATGTTCTCTGCTGGTGCATGGATGGGTCGTCCTTTGATGACGTGGCTGTACTACAAGATGCCGTGGACAAAGTGAGATTAAAGTAAAGTGAGGATTTAAATGTCTAAAGTTATTGAACGGGACAGGTGTCCAGCCTGTGCTGCGAAGGGCGAGGATACGAAGGGTGACAACTTAGCTATCTATGATGATGGTCATAAGTTTTGTTACGCATGTAAATATTATGAACACGGAGGTACATCTAAAGTGATGTCTAAACAACCCCCCGCAACCAATGGCCTGAAGTTCCTTAACGGTAAGCTTCAGGCCATTGGTAGTCGAAAGATTACTGACGAAACTGTACGCAAGTACGACTATGAAACCATTGAGAAAGAAGGTAAGCGGGTAGAGATCGCTTCGTTCTATAGGGATGGTGTAAGGATTGCACAGAAATTGCGTGGTCCTAATAAAACTTTCCAATGGAGAGGCGAAACATCTGGAGTTCCCTTGTGGGGACAACACCTATTCAAGAAGAATGGTGGTCGGATGATCGTTATTACCGAGGGTGAGATTGATTGCATGACAGTCAGTCAGCTTAATGGGAATAAGTATCCTGTTGTCTCTCTTCCTAACGGTGCCGCTGGTGCTGCAAGGGCAATCAAAGACAACCTTGAGTTTGTTTGCGGTTACAAGGAAGTTATCTTGATGTTCGATCAGGATGAGGCAGGTCAAGAGGCAGTCAAGTCTGTTGCTGATCTCCTCCCCCCCGGTAAATGTAAGGTAGCCAAGCTGCCTTATAAGGATGCTAATGAATGTCTTGTTAATAACCAAGGTAAGGCAGTCATCAATGCTATGTGGGAGGCACAGCAGTACTCACCTGATGAGATTGTTCATGTGTCTCAGGTTATCAATGAAGGAATGGTTGACCCCCGAGTCTATCCCTTTCCCTTTGACAACCTATCTGAGTTCCTTCTTGGCCAGCGTAGTGGAGAAATTACTCTTTGGGCTAGCGGCACTGGCAGTGGCAAGTCTACTATCCTACGTGAGGTTATCCATCATCATTTAATTGAAGGTCGTAGTGTTGGTGCTATCATGCTTGAAGAATCACCACAAGAAACGGTGGATGATATGGTATCTCTAATGATTAACAAACCTGTTCGAGCTATTCGAGCAAAGAAAATCATGAATGAGCTACGTGTGAAACTAGGTAAAGATCCTATTAACATTGATATCATTGATGATCTAACCGATGAGGAGTATGCGGATGCTAGGAAACTGCTTGAAACCAACTCCCTTTATATTTATGATCACTTGGGTAACTCGGGTCTACAGAATCTGTGTGCTCGTATTGAGTTCATGGCTGTATCTCTTGATGTTGACGTTATTGTTCTCGATCATATTACCGCTGCTGCTGCTGGCCTACTTAGTACAGACAGTGACTTCGACGGAGGATCATCAGAGCGACTCCTTATAGATAACATTATGAAAGAGCTTCGGTCCTTAGTATCAAGAACTGGTGTTCGAATTGATGTCGTCTCTCAACTTAAGAAGACAGTCAAGGCATACGAAGAGGGTGATCGGATTACCCTTCAGGATCTGCGTGGCTCTGGCTCCCTTGCTAGTGTACCAAACACAGTCATTGCTCTTGAGCGTGACAGGCAGAACCCTGATCCAGCTGTTGCCAATACTACCACTGTTCGTGTTCTCAAGAACAGGCTCACTGGTAGATCTGGAGTAGCAACATGTCTTCTGTTTGATCATGGAACTGGTAGGCTTAAAGAAATAGACTTTGCTGTTGGAGATGACGGAAAGGTTTTAACAGATGATGCGACTGGCTTTTGATATTGAAGCTAATGGTCTTAATGAAGTGGTAATTAATAAGAAAGGATCTCCTGTTCCAGAAGGGGACAGAATCTTTTGCCTCGTTATAATTGATATTGACTCGGGTGATACTTATACTTTCTCCGAGGAATGCATTGATCTAGGTGTTGCCCTTCTACGTAAGGCTTCTCTTATTGTAGGACACAACATTGCAATGTATGACCTACCCATGCTCGAACGTAAGCATGGGCCAATTAATACACCATACTATGATACCCTGATTGTATCTCGTATGATGTATCCTGATAAGCTTGACCACCCACTTGGTGGTAACTCTCTTACTTGCTGGGGTACACACCTTGGCTTGGAAAAGATTGACTTCCATGACTTTACAGAATTCTCACCAGAGATGGAGAAGTATTGTGTTAGGGATGTGGAGTTAGTAAGGAGTATCTATTTTCGTCAAAGAAACTTCATAGGTAAATATCCTAAGTCTATTAAGCTTGAGCATATGCTCTCTCGTATTATTGCTAGGCAGATTGACAATGGCTTTGGCTTTGACCTTGATGCTGCTGATCAGTTTGAACGAGATTTACTTATGGAAAAGGTGGAGATCGAAGACAATCTTTGTCAGATCTTCCCGCCCATTGTTGAGGAACGCTGGTCCGACAAGACAGGTAAACGTCTAAAGGATAAGGTTACTCACTTCAACCCCGCCTCTCGTCAGCAAATTGCCATGAGATTGGGTGAGAAGTATGGGTGGGAGCCATCTAAAACCGAGAAGGGAAACCCGAAGGTTGACTCTGCTGAACTCAAGAAGCTACCTTGGGATGAGGCCAAGGAGCTTGTCAAGTATTTCGATATTATTAAACTACTTGGTATGGTTGAGGATTGGATTTACCGTGCGACAACGAGTCGTGATGGTCGTATCCACGGCAACGTCAATACCCAAGGCACTGTTACTGGTAGGATGACTGCATCGCAGCCTAACCTACAGCAGGTGTCAGGAGACAGCCGTGCTCGCTCTCTCTTCAAGCCTCGCGATGGTTGGTTACAGGTAGGGATTGATGCCTCTGGGCTAGAGGCCCGCCTGCTAGCCAATCGTATGGCTGTCTGGGACGGCGGTGAGTTCGGTAGGTCTGTATTACATGACGACATCCACACCGTAAACCAAAAGAAAGCTGGCTTACCTGATAGAACTTCTAGCAAGACTTTCTTCTATGCTCTTATCTATGGAGCTGGTAACGAAAAGATAGGCAAGATTATTGGTAAGGGTTCTGGTGCTGGTAAGAAAATCAAGGAGAGATATCTTGATGAAATGCCTGCACTAAAGATGCTGCTTAAGAACTGTAAGTTTCAGGTAGCAAAGAAGGGTACCCTCACTCTCTTAGATGGGCGTGAGGTTCCTTGTCGTTCGGCCCACAAGGCATTGAACGTACAGATCCAAGGAGATGGAGCAATGATTATGAAAGTTGCACAAACCATCCTCAATCACTTGCTAAAACCCTATGAGGGAAGGTATAATTTCATGGCTACTGTTCACGATGAGTGGCAGCTTGAATGCGATCCTGCTATTGCTGAAGAGGTTGGCGAGCTTGGGGTTCGAGCTATTAAAGAAGCAGGGATACGGCTTGGTTGTGTAGTTGACATGGACGGTGAATATCGAATAGGAAATAACTGGGCAGATTGCCACTAGGAGAAGAGTATGTGTTTGATTAATATTTATATTGCGGGGCCCATGCGTGGTGTTAAGGATATGAACCACGAGGAGTTCAACAAAGCTGATGAGTATTTAACAAAGAAAAGATTTTACAAGACATTTAATCCCGCTCGGTTCGATAAGGAATCTGGTTTGTCCGGTGAATATCTTGAGTCTAATGAGGGACTTCGTGTTGTTATGCGACGAGATTTACAGGACTTAATGGAATGTCATGCCATCTATATGTTAAATGGATGGGAGAGATCTGAGGGTGCTAGAATAGAACATGCCCTTGCTGTCATGTTAAGAATGACTATTATTTATCAATGAATTTTGTAGATACAGAAGTAGAAGCAGTCTTTTATAATGATAGTAGTAATGATGGACTTCCAGCTAGGTTATATCAGTTTATAACGAAACAAAAGATTGCCCATTGTTCCTTGAGATTCATTCAGGGTGAGAGAAGATACATGGTAATCATTCACCAACGAGGTGGAATGTACTTTGTACCAGAGAACAGATATTTCTGGCTCATGGAAAAAGAAAAGATTGATGTGGGAGAAACCACAGTTCCGTTAGGAACTGCCCCCATAAGCTTGACCCAGCTCTCTTGTTTTATTGACAGGCCGGATTTTGAGATATCCCCCTTCTTGGTTAATGCTTTCTGGTGGCTGCTTGGAAGACACATATCTAAAACATATCAACCAATGACATGTTCTCTTATTGTGTGTATAATACTAAGATTTTGTGGCTTTGATGTGAGTTTACACGTCACCCCACATCAGTTGTATAAGGAAATTTCAGATGGAATTAATAACAATCTCCGGACCAGCTAGGGTTGGTAAAACAACCATGGCTTATTTGATTGCTAAGGAAGCGTTCGCACTTGGCTTCATCCCTAAAGTACTCGGGTTTGCGGAGCCTCTTAAGATAGAAGCTGGTAACAGGGGCCTAACTAAAAAGGATTCTCCTGCAAAATACAGGGAGTTTTGTCAAGTACAGGGGGCTTTAAAGAGAGAGGGGGATCCTAACTATTGGGTTAACTCCTTCGAAAAGATTCTTCTATCAGTTTATGAGAAAGAATTACAGGATCTGAAGGATGGCAGGGGACATTGGGAAAGGTGTATTATTATTGATGATTGTAGATACGAGAACGAGTTGTCCTTAGCAAAGAAACATAAGGGTGTGTGTATTTACATGAGTCCCGGTAAAAGAATACTTGAGGATCACGATGCTGATTGGAGAAACCACCACTCGGAGGAATTATCCCGAAAGATTGAGGAGGGCGACGATGAATCAAAAGCCTTGTTCAACTACCTAATGCTCAATGATGGTGATAAGGAAGACTTAGAAACAAAAGTGGAGACGATGGCTCCTATTTGGTGTAATCTACAAGCTGGGTTTACTCAAGAGTTCCCTGTAACGCTATCTGATTTAATGGAGGAGCTTGCTGATCTTCTTATGTTTGATATGGAGGAAGATACTGATGAAGATACTTGAATGCCCGGAAGAGGCTATCCTTGATGGTGATATTCTGGCGTACAGAGCGGCATTATTAGCCGATACTTCTGATGAATCTTTTATCCCGTCCATCCTAGAAGAAATGCTAGCGTTCTGGCTCCCTATCGAAGCCCACGATTTCAAAATGGCTCTGTCCTGTAGCCGGACCCAGAACTATAGACGAGAGCTTTGGCCTAACTATAAGAAAAATAGGGAGACAAAGCCAGAACCAGATCTTTTGGGTGAAGTAAGAGAATATATAAGAGATGTTTACACTTGCCTCGAATTCCCTCGAATTGAGGCAGACGATATTATGGGAATGAACGCTGAGGACTGCGTTGCAGTTACCATTGATAAGGATCTTAGGGGTGTAGCTGGGTGGCATTACAATCCCTTCAAAGAGGACTTCCCTACTTATATTAGTAATACAGAGGCCGAAGAATTCTTTTGTATCCAGTGGATGGCGGGCGACAACACGGACTGCATCCCCGGACTATGGAGAATAGGGCCTAAGAGGGCAAAATCTTTCTTGAAAAAGTGGGGGGATTGCGATAGACACACCAAGATTATTGAGTTATACTGCGAAGATCGTTATAAACCCAAAGATACCTGCGATCTTGAGGGATATGATCTAGCATTAGCTATGGCTCGGTGCGTAAGAATATTAACAGCAGGGTGTTACGATATAGAAACAGAGAAAATATCCTTGTGGACTCCCTAAAGTTGGGGTATAAAGGATAGAAGGAGTAAAAAGAATGGATAATTTTCAGCAATTCATTGTGAAGAGCAAGTATTGCCGCTGGGATGAAGAGAAGAAAAGGCGAGAAACTTGGGAGGAATGTATAGATCGTTACTATGACTATATTGAATCTCGTTTTGAGTTATCTGGGCAGCTTGCGGACCTGCGAGATGCTACCCTTAACCGGGAAGTCTTCCCTTCAATGAGGGCTTTGATGACCGCCGGTCCTGCCGCTGAAGTGGATGATGTATGCATGTACAACTGTTCATATATACCTATTAATAATATTCGATCCTTTTCGGACGTGATGTATGTCCTGTGCTGCGGTACTGGTGTTGGATTCTCTTGTGAAGCAAGTGTAATTAATGAGCTACCTGAAATTCCTGAGGATATTACCCGATCGCATGATACAATTATCTCGGTACCTGATTCGAGAGAGGGTTGGGCAGATTCATTTAGGTTATTACTAGCTAATCTTTATTCTGGGATCCACCCCACATGGGACACTAGTCTCATTAGGCCAGCAGGTGCTAGACTTAAGACCTTTGGTGGTAGATCTAGTGGCCCAGAGCCTCTGGAAAAGCTGTTTAGGTATATAGTAAAGGTATTCAATAAGGCCAAGGGCCGCAAACTATCATCACTTGAGGTACATGATATTATCTGTATGACAGGTGAGATCGTAATAGCTGGTGCTGTACGTAGATCAGCTCTCATCTCTCTCAGTGATCTACATGATCGAGAGATGGCTACTGCTAAGTCAGGTCCATGGTGGGAGAGCTCTGGACATCGCAGATTAAGTAATAACTCAGCGGTCTACGATACCAAGCCCTCCCTATCACAGTTCCTCGACGAGTGGGCGGCTATGTACAACTCACGTTCTGGTGAGAGGGGTATCTGTAATCGAGAGGCGTTGTCTATGCTTGCTGAGAGATCGGGAAGAGAAGTAGAAGGAATAGACTTCGGGACAAATCCCTGCTCAGAAATTATCCTACGTCCAAAACAGTTCTGTAATTTAACAGAGGTTGTAGTACGAGCAGACGATGACCTTGATTCTCTATCTTCCAAGGTAGCTTATGCCACTATTCTTGGCACAATCCAGTCGGCCTGTACTAGGTTTTCTTACTTGGACTCTGATTGGCAAAGGAACTGTGAGGAAGAGCGACTGCTTGGTGTATCCTTTACAGGTATCTATGACAACGGCCTGATGTGTGGGTTGAGGGGGACTCCTAAGCTTCGCTGGACTCTTCAGAAGCTCAAGGATGTTGTTCAAGAGACTAACCTTGTGTGGGCTGAGAGGCTTGGTATCAATCCAAGCAAGGCCATTACGTGCTGTAAGCCAAGTGGTACAACCTCTTGCGTTGCTGGAACATCTTCAGGCATGCATCCTAGGTATTCAATGTATTATATAAGAAGAGCACGTATTGATATGCAAGATCCGATCTGTCAATTCATGATAGATCAGGGCGTTCCCCACGAGCCTTGTGTAGCTACCCCAGACAAGACCATGGTCTTCAGTTTCCCTATTGCGTCTCCAGCAGGGTGTGTAACTCAAGAGGGAATTGATCCTATTAAGCACCTTGATTTGTGGCTTGAGTACCAAAAGACTTGGTGTGACCATAAGCCTAGTATTACTGTGTCCTATACTGATGACAGTTTCCTTGAGACTGGTCAATGGGTATGGACTAATTGGGATTACGTGAGCGGTGTATCGTTCCTTCCCTATGATAATAATGTGTATGATCAAGCTCCGTTTGAAGCTATTAGTAAAGCTGAGTATGATCGTATGTTAGAACAAATACCTACATCTATTAACTGGGATGGATTATCTAAGTATGAAACTAAGGATATGACTACCAGTTCACAAGAGCTTGCCTGCCAAGGCGGAGCGTGTGAAGTTGTTGATATTACGGAGAATACATATGCAACATAATTTTGAAACTATTAAACGCAAGATAGGGATGGGTGGGAATGTCCTGCCTGCTGAGGTTGTCTTATGTTTAAGAGAATTGTTATTTCAGTTTGATAGTATTAAGGAGAGACTTGATGGACTGGAGACAAGTACCAAGAGTGGACAAGGAGCTGGTTCAGTATCTAAGGGAAAAGTTTCCGAGTCCAAAGTACAGTCCAACAGCAACAAATGATGAGCTTGTTAGACTAATGGCTATTCAGTATGGTATACAAGAGCTAATTGGGGCTATAGAAACTTTAATATCCTTACAGAGGAAAGGAACCTAATATGGGATTTTTTAACGATATACTTAGTGGAATTTCTGACATAACAGGTATTAGAGAAATTAGTCCTGAGTATACGAGAGAGTATGAAGAGACTAAAGTTCGTCGTCGAGTAGAAGCTGACCAGAGAAAAGCTCGGAAGGAACTTCAGACACGAATGAGGTCTAAGAATGCTGATATAAGAAGAAAAGCTAAAAAAGAATTCCATAGAATGGAACAAGATCACGAAGAAAAGATTGGCAAACTTCGGAGGGATAGAACTGTTCTTCGTAATAAGAATAAAGAAGAAGCTCGTAAGCGACTAGCCATAGGTTCAAACACACCGGGTTCTACTACCAGTCCTACTGACTATATAGGAAAGGTCCAGAGTTTATCTAGGTTGGGTAACTTAACACCCCTAAGTTCAGCAGCAAAAAGCAGAGGCCATATACCACCACCCCTTGAACGGAGTGATATAGAGAGGAGACCTAAGTAATGGGAGGATTATTGGGAGGAGTTGATATGCCAACAGGAATGAGTGCAGAAGACAGAAAGGGTCTTCTGGATCATGAGAATCTATTAGCTGCTGAGCGTGATAAAGAAGCACGGAATTTTCAAAGAGAACAAGACAAGTTACGACAGCAACAAGAAAAAGAAATACGCCGAGCTACCGAACTTCAGGAAGCTGACAGAATTCAGGCTTTAGAGGAAAGTGAACAGGCTGCCGCTGGCGTTGCCAGTACAGGGAACGAGGTTGCTCAGGCGGATAGAGACCGTAAGGTTACTGAGATGTGGGGAGCTTTAGATGCAGGACAAGATACCCGAACTACACCTAGTGTAGAAGAGCAGAGACCGGAGTAATCAAATATGAATACACACCTTGTAGATAGATTTAGAACATTAGACTCTTGTAGGACTTCTAAGTTAGAGAGATCTAGGTATTGTTCTAGTCTTACTGTACCTTCTATTCTACCTCCAGATGGTTGGACAGAGCAGGACCAATTACCGCAACCGTATAGTTCTGTTGCAGCAAGAGGTGTTACCGCTATGGCTAGTAGGATGCTCAGTGCTTTGCTCCCATTAAATGATACCCCCTTCTTCAGATTTGATGTAGCCTCAGGGGCTCAGCCAGAACTTGAGGTGTATTCTTATTTGAGCGATTTAAGTTATCAGGTTTACAACAAGTTATCCTCTGGTAATTTAAGAGAAACTATATATCAACTCCTCCAACACCTTATTGTGATTGGAGATGTGATGGTATTAATCGAAGATGATCTTAATCTGAGAATCATTAGGCTTGATCGTTTTGTTGTACGTAGAGATGTGTATGGAGATATTGAAGAGGTTATTTATAAAGAGTATGAGGCTATGGCGGAAGAGAAGGATAACGCGGAGATGTTTACTTCCTCATTGGATATGGACAGCCGTCAAGGATATAAGCCTCTCTACACCCAGCTTAAGAAAAAAGATAGGGGATGGGCATCAAGAACAGAAGACAAGGACGGTAACGTCACTAACTCTGGAAGTTATACCGTTCCAAACTTTACCGTCTTGAGATGGGCAGGTATTCCCGGAGAAAACTATGGTCGAAGTCATTGCGAGGATCTTATTGGTGACATCAAAGCATTGGAAGGATTTACTGAGGGTTTGATTAATGGTATCACTGCCTCATCAATATTCTGGATGGCTGTAGATCCTACAGGAATGGCAGAGGTTGATGATATCAACGGCACGCCAACGGGAGGTTGGATTGGTGCTAGACCTAATGAAGTACATGTTGTATCTCCAGCTGCTACTATGAATCCTCAGATTGGACATACTCAGTCGGGTGTCGATATTCTCCGTAGGGAATTAGGAAGAGCGTTCCTTATGGACAGTGCAGGCATCCCCAACAAAGATCGCGTTACTGCTACGGCTGTGAGAATGTTAGGCCAAGAACTAGAGAACGTACTTGGTGGAGCTTTCTCTGCCATTGCTAGAGATCTTATGAAGCCTTTGGTTTCTAGAACAGTATTCCTTATGATCAACAATGGTATGGTTGATGATAGGTTACAAGGATTATTTAACAAAGAGGATGGTCTGTTGGATGTTGAAATCGTTACAGGACTTCAAGCATTGAGTCGAGAGTCCGATCTACAGAAGCTCATGCAAATGGGAGAGATGGTTAGAAACCTCCCAGAGCCAGCAGCTATGATGTTTAGATGGGATGAGTATGGAAAGGCTTTAATTACCTCCCTTGGCTTTAATGCTTCAATATGGGTTAAGAGTGAGGAAGAGGTGAAGAAAGAACAGATGGAACTGGCCCAAGCACAAGGGCAGATCCAAGGCGCTCAACAAAATGAGTTGGCTGCCAATCAGATGGTACAACAAGTTATGGGTCAAGCAGCTCAACAAGACTTAGAACAAACCGGTGGGGCTGGTATCCAACAAGCAATGCAGCAGATGCAAGGAGTATGATAAATGACAATTGAAGCACAATCAGCAAACTTTGGGACAAGGACTGTGATAGCAGGATCTTCAATATACAAGACAGGCTCAAGTACAGATCTAACAAACTCTACTAATACTTTAGTATCCGAAAAGGTTAGTACTTCTACCACTAAGATCAAGGGTACAGAAATAGTGGCTGCCCTTAATATTGGTACAGCTTTTACTACTAATGGAACGGCGGCGGTAGCAGGAACCGCTAGTTTAACTTTAGCTGATTCCAAATATACGCTAGCTGATACTACCGGTACAACTCCTGCTTTGACTATCGAGACTCCTACTGCTACAAGAACGTTCTTTCAAGATAAATCAGGTACTGCGGGCACTGCTACCTTTACCTTTGATAAGGCTGCTGTTGTCGGGCAAAGCATTGCTATTACCATGGTTAAACCTGATGGGACTTCTGTTACTAAGGCTTTTAAATCTGCTGCGGTGGGCACAGCAAACGGAACTGAAGCGTTGGGTTTCGTACAATTTGCTACATATGATTCAGGGTCTGTCGGTGACGCAGCTCAGGCTGAGGATTCTGCTGCTAACTTTAAGACAGCTTTAGAAAGTGCTGCGGGTTTTGGAGATACTGCCAATGGTGATCTCGTAAATGCATATGCTAATGTTACTTCCGTTGCAGAGGGTGCAGGGGCTGCACAGGGTAAAGTTATTATCGAAGCTACTAGACCGGGTACTGTGACTAATAAGGCGATAACACCTACAGCTACCTCAGCCTCGGCTGTAAATGCAATTGATACAACTGGATTTGATTTCAGTAACGCAGATGCTTCATTTACAATACTTATTCCAACATCCGCAGGTGGCTTAGGTGGCACAGCTGTTACAATTGATTTGGATTGGGATATAGATACAGCTGTCGTTAGTGATGCAAATACCATTTCGATTGGTTGCTATGGTCTAACGGATGCACAGACTGCCGCTGCTATTATTAACGCTTTGAATGGAGTAACCTCCAGCATCATCGCCTATGCAACATCAGGCAACGGAGAAGCTTCTGATGACTTAGGTATCGTTGCTGCACAAGGTTCAAGTGATACTCAGATTACAATTACAATTGATGATACGGGAGAGGACACCAATCTTTCTGGTGCAATAGCTACAGCAGGTGGTGTGGATATGGTTGATGAAACCGACTTTACTGGTGGTACTAAATGGAACGATGCTTGTAGTGTAGCGGTTCCTGCGGCAATGACGGGTGGGGTTGATGATACAGCATCACTGGCTCAGGCTGAGGTTAACTTGTCTCATGGTGGTCGGTGGGCAGGATATAAGCTTGCGGAAGCTGTGAGCCATGCAACAAATGGGTTAGGTAACTATGGTCTTACGGCAACTAATGTGAATAATGTTGTTACGTTCACCGCTTTAGCTGGAGCGGCGGGTAACTCAACTACGTTTACTACGAACGCTTCATGGCCCCAACTTTCTACTGTCTTACCTCCTAAATATACTACAGGAGGTATAGATGCTACTCCGCCAAATCTTGCTTATCGAGTCTCGTTAGATGGTATCACCTATACAGATTGGACTGAGATAGTTTCCGATGTTGGGGCTAATGTTACAGGTATTAAATTAGGCACCTTTACTGTTCCTAATAGTGTTCCCTATATTCAGTTCGGTTTCAACACTAATTCTGGTAACTTAACTTCTAAAACAGGAAGTGTATCCTTTGAATTTGTAGGTGGAATATGAATGTCAAAGACAGTGGGTGGGAAAAATACAAGGTCCATGTGGTCCACGAACTTGAGAGATCAAACAGAAGGCTCGGTGATATTGATAAAAGATTATCAAAGATAGAAAGCAAGCTTGCTGTTCTTGATACTAAGGTGTATGCTGCAACATTTATCTTCAGTGCTTTTTGTACTGCTCTGTTTAACCTTGTAGCCGGGGGACTTTGATATGGATAAAGGCACGCCCTTGAAAAGACTAGAGGTTATAGGGACTGACTCTAATTCATGTCTCAAAGCCAATCATTCCAGCTTCCTTGGAAGAGGAACTAGGGATTTTATATTATCGCGGCGGCATGCCATACTAGAAAATAAGGGCTTCTTGGTTCCAGAAGATTGGGATACTTCTTGGGATATAAGTATTGGGCCTATTTGGACTCCAGAGCGATTAGGCTCGTCTGTTGTTAAGTGTTGGCTCTCCCCGGAGTATTTTCATCCGTGGGATCCCACATCTACTGAAACTCTAGTGTTTCAACCCCCCGAATCCTCGGCAGTAGACCGTACTATTACGTCTTCTGGATCTCAATCTGAAACTTCTGATACTATGAATGTTGGAAGTCATTATGATAATAGAAACAGGACAGTAATGGTATGGGATCTAAGTCAAATCCCCTCGACTTCTACAATTTCAGCGGCAACAATTACATTGAAACATCACTCAGATAATTGTAGTGGAGATAAGACAGTACAAGGATTTAGGCTCACTCAAACAGGTGTGAACGAGTCTTGTAGTTGGACCACGTATGATGGTTCTACTGGCTGGACCACAGACGGTGGGGATTACACAGAAACTAACGGCATCAGTCAAGTAATAGACTGCGATACAGGGTCGGACTTTGTTGATTCCTCCGCTGATCTTGTGGCCCTTGTTCAGGATGCTGTTGACAACCAATCAGGTTCTTTACGTATAATCTTTGCCGCCGAAGAAGAGATTGACGGCCCAGAATCAGGAGCTCAGAGGATTAAGTTCCATAGTAGTACGGCAGCCTCCTCCTCAAATAGACCAAAGATATCAGTGACATATGTAGACCCAGCCAAAGCTGCTAAATTATATCAGCTTGATGATAGATCAGGTAACGGAATAGAGTTCCAACAAAATGATAGCAGTGAGTATCTACCAGATAAAAGTGACTTACTTAACTCTTTTGCAGGGGTATCTTTCAATGGGTCGAATGAGTTCTCAGAAGATGATTCCCATTCCGGGGATCAAGAGTTTGATGTAGGAACAGATGACTTTGCTTGTGCCTTACTGATAGACGTAGGAACGGCTTCTGGAGGAGAGGATTTTATTATCTCCAAAGGGCAATCTAGCACTGGTTGGGGTATCAGTGTAGATACTAATCGAAGTGCTAAGGATATTTTCTTCAGAATAGGTGCTGATATCCTGACTTCCAGTAGTTCTTGGTCTTCCGCGAACGATATAATCTTAGTTGTTTGCGAGAGGAGTTCTAGCTACAGCAAGATACATGTTAACGGAGTTCTTAAGGCTACTTCTGGATCAGTACATAATGATGATCCTGATACCAGTAATAATGTTTTACTAGGAGCAGTAAAGACTGTCTCAGGTAAAGATAGTTACTGGGACGGAAGCATCTATGAGATGGTATTCCTCACAGGAACCTTATCATCAGATAACCGTGAAAATATTGAGGGATATATCTGTCATAAATTCGATAAATTAGATTTACTTCCGACAGATCATTCCTATAAAACAGTCCCACCAAGGGTAAACATAAAGGGTTGATGTATGGCTAAGAAAAGAAAACCTAATAAACGGAAGAAACCAAAAAAAACGTCTGCATCAGTAGGCCCTAAAAATTCGAGTAGAGCTGCTGCGAAAACGTCTCGCAGTGGTATTATCTCAAAATCTTATTAAGGAGTATATGATTTATGACTAATGAACAAGTTGAACAATCCTCTGACGGGACTCAGCTTAATATAGGAACTCAAGAATCTCAATCGGTTACATTTCCAACAAAAGTTGATGATTCCCCTCAAATTACGGCTGAGAAAAAGGCCTTTAAAACTTATGTAGAGTCCACAGGACAACCGGTTCCTGAGAACTTCACCGATGTTGACGCATGGTTTTCTAGTTTAAAGGAAGCACAGGCAAACTATACTCAGGGACAGCAAGAAATTGCAGATCTTAAGAGACAATATAATGAGCAAGGTTTACCTGAAGCTGCAAGTAATGTTGATGATGAAGGTCCAGCTGTAGGTGCAGCTCCTCCTGTATCTGAACTAACTTCTGAAAGTCCAGAGTTACGTATTCAGAAACAAGTAAAGGAAGAAGCTTCTGCTGAAGCAGCATCTATTGGTGTAGATCAAGAAACTTACGATGCGTGGGCAATGGAAATGGCTTCGACAGGAGTCATCTCTGACGACACGAGATCGTCTATCAAAGACAAGACAGGCTTTTCAGAAAGAATGATTGATGATTACGTGGCAGGCCAGAAGGCTAGGCTGCGTGAGAATTTTGCACAGGCTGCTAACATAGTTGGCGGTCAAGAAAAACTACAAGAAATATTTAACTGGGCTTCTAATAACCTTTCGGAAGAAGACCAGCAAGTTGTGAACATGGGTCTTGCGTCTCGATCATATGAAGTAACCCTTCGTGGGTTAAATTCTATGTATGGTCAAGCTGTTACCTCCCAGAAACAAGCTGAGCCAGCTCCTAGTAAGAACTTGGCTTCAGCTCCTGATAGCGAAGTAGGTATTAGGCCTTACTCTTCGAAGTCAGAATTTTCTAAGGAACGTAACAACATTAAGTTTCAGCAAGATCCAAAATATAGACATATGGTTGAAACCAGAATGTCTATCACGGACTGGAATACTATGTCCCAGTTCTAGGGTTAATGCGGACCCTTTGGTAACTGTTTAAGTTGACCACGCCTCCCCTTTGGATAAAGCGCAAGGTAATGTCAGAGCTAATAGGAACCCCCAGTAGAAGACTCCTTCGGGAATAATCTAAAACTTGGTATAAATTCCGTTTATATAAATAGTTTTAATTATAGGGAGAAAAACCTATGGCTTTTATTACAGGTGATAATGTCGGTAACACCGGCTTAACTTATCGTGGCAACGTTGGTGTTGCTGCGGGGACATCCGGTGTAAACCCGGATACTGGTGATGGTAAACTTTGGCTTCCTATTTGGGCGGGCGAAGTAATTAATGCGTATGACGAGTACAACATGTTCGAAGGTCTGGTTACATCCAGAACTATCGTTAGTGGTACTACGGTCGAGTTCCCAGTCACGGGCACTGTAGACCTTCGTCCAACGTGGGATGCTGGTGAGGAACTGATCGGTGGTCAGAACTCCAAGGCAACTACGTTCCAAGTCAAGCTCGATAAGCGACCAATGGCCGCTCACTTCGAAATTGACAACGTGGATCTCATGTTATCTCAGTGGGAGTTCCGTAGTGAGCTCGCACGTCAAGCTGCTATGACTCTGGCTAATACTAGAGATAAGCAGTTGTTCTCGTATATTGTGCGAGCTGCTCTCAGTGATCAGCTTGCCAAGGATCCTCGTCCATCGATGAGCCTTGACAGCGTTATGTATGGTGACAACGATGGTAATACTAGTGAGCTTGAGCACTGGGGTATTCAAGGAAGTTCGTCGACACAACGGGCGACAGGAGCTTTATCAGCTCTTGAGTGTGTTGAAAAGTTCATTGTGCATCTTCAAGAAAGCAACATTCCTTATGGCAACTTATATATGGCCGTGACTCCGCAGTGTTTCATGGACATCCGTTCGTTGGGTGTTGCTCGTGTTTCGACAGATCTTGACGATGGTGGTCGCCAGCCTTACTTCGGTGGTGTTGCTGATGAGGGTGGACTTGGTGCTGGTTGGAAGCAGAGTCTTGGTCAACTTCATGACTCTCTTGAGTACATGGGTTGCCGAATCATTAAGAGTAATCATGTCTTTACGACGGCGTATGATGTGGGTAATGTTACTGATGCTAACTTCAACAGTGACTTCGATCCGGGAGGCACTTACGAGACTGAAGGTCTTGGCGAAGCCAAGTACAACCTTCAGTTTGGTTCTGCCGGTGTCAAGGCAGCGATCTGGACCCCTGAATGCATCGGCAATGTCCGACTTCAGGGTCTGAAAGTTG